CAAGTGATCAGCAGTTTAAAGTTGAATTTGAATGCGAATTTTTAGGATCTGTTGATACTCTTATTGCACCATCTAAACTCAGATCCCTCGTCTATGATGCCCCCAAGACTCGGAGCGCAGGTTTAGATGTTTATATGGATCCGCAAGAGAATCATGATTACCTCATCACTGTAGACGTTGCTAGAGGGGTGGGAAATGATTACTCGGCATTTGCTGTCGTGGATATTACAGAGTTTCCTCATAAAGTTGTAGCAAAATATAGAAATAATGAGATAAAACCAATGCTATTTCCTAGCATTATTCATGAAGCAGCAACAGCTTATAATAATTCTTATATTTTATGCGAAGTTAATGATGTTGGAGATCAAGTAGCAAGCATTCTCCAATATGATTTAGAATACAACAATCTTCTCATGTGTTCTATGCGAGGTAGAGCAGGTCAAATTGTTGGGCAAGGATTTTCTGGTAAGAAAACTCAACTTGGAGTAAAGATGTCCAAGACTGTAAAAAAGATTGGATGCCTTAATCTCAAAACAATGATTGAAGAGAATAAACTCTTTTTGAATGATTATGAGATTATTTCAGAACTTACAACATTTATTCAAAAGCACAATTCATTTGAAGCAGAAGAAGGGTGTAATGATGATCTAGCAATGTGTTTAGTAATTTATGCTTGGTTAGTTGCTCAAGATTATTTTAAAGAACTTACAGATCAAGATGTAAGAAAAAGATTATATGAAGAACAAAAAAATCAAATTGAACAGGATATGTCTCCCTTTGGATTTATTTCTGACGGACTAGATGGTAACGCAAGTTTTGTTGATTCTGAAGGAGATCGATGGCACGTTGATGAATATGGAGATAGAGCATATATGTGGGAATATATGTAAATGGATATAGACAAACAATTAAAACTTGGTCATCTTCTATTAATGGATAGACAATGTAGATCTTGTGGAGAAATAAAAAATTTAGTAGATGAATTTTATCGAACAAGAAAAAATAGGGGTCCAGTTGCTTCTTCTTATTCCTATGAATGTAAAGATTGTACAATAAAGAGAATTTTAAGGGATAGAAAGAAAATTTCTAAAACCTTTTATTGGGAATATCCTGATTGGTAGATATTCACGTCACATTTCCCCCGTGAAAAGTAACTTTTTAATAAATATTTTTTAGATAAACTGAGATTTTACGGAGAAAAACATGGCGACTCCTCAATTATCTCCCGGTGTACTTACGAGGGAAGTAGATTTAACAGTTGGGAGAGCTGAGAATGTATTAGATAATATTGGTGCTATTGCCGGACCTTTCGCAATAGGACCAGTAGAAGAAATTATTGACATCAGCACGGAACAAGATTTAGTCAATAATTTTGGTAAACCAATTTCAACTGATGCTCAGTATGAGTATTGGATGAGTGCAGCATCATACCTCTCATATGGCGGTATTCTTAAAGTTGTAAGAACTGATGGCACTACTCTTAATAATGCAAATGCCGGAGTTGGAGCTGCTTCCACAACTTCATTGAAAATCAAAAACTATGATAATTACAACTCTAGTTTTATTGACGCGACTAACTTTACATATGCTGCTAAAACTCCAGGAAAATGGGCAAATAATTTAAAAGTTTGCACTATCGATGATTTAGCAGACCAGAGAGTTGCTATTACCACCACAAATCTTGGGACATTAGGTGCAGTCGTTGGATATGGAGTGACAACAGCAATCACCAATGCAGTTTTACCTGGAGCTGGAACAACTTCGCTGTTCAATGGTTATCTAAAAGGTATCATCACTGGTATTACTACTGATGCTACTAACTCCAATAGTACCATTGACATTAAGGTGCTTTCAAGAGTTTCTGCTGCAGGTACTGAAACGCCAGTCACTTATGCGCAAGGCAATTCAATCCAATCATTTGAAGCAACTGACACTCTTTATTTTGTAAACAACTCTGGCATCAATACTGGTTCTACCGCATCAGCAGTAACCGTAGTTGATTGGTACGATCAACAAACTCTTGGTCTTACTAATTCAATCATCTATTGGAAGTCTATTGCCCCAAAACCAGCATCAAACAACTATTCCGTACAAAGAAACGGAAAGAATGATGCGATGCACATTGTTATTGTTGATGATACTGGTTCTATCACTGGAATTCAAGGAAACATTCTTGAAAAGCATATCAGTGTTTCAAAGGCGTCTGATTCTGTTTCTTCCGTAAATTCTCCACAGAAGATTTGGTATAAGAACTATCTTGCCAACTTCTCGCAATACATTTACGCAGGTTACAATCCATCACTTGCAAGAGATTCTCAGTGGGGATCCAATCCAGTTGCCACTGGATTCTCAAGTGGATTTACTCCATTTACCCTACCTCAAGGTCAGTGGGGACAAGCAGCACAAGGTGTAACTTTCAGTGCTATTGGAAACGTTGCTTACAATTTTGGTGGAGGAGTTGATTATTCTGCAAATGGTGGAATGTCTGCATCTCTTGGAGATCTTGTAAGTGCTTATGATCTATTCTCAAATAAAGATAGAGTTGCAGTTGATTTCCTAATTAATGGACCAGGACTTGCAAATGAGTCTGATTCACAGGCAAAGGCAAACAAACTAATCTCACTTGCAGAAGGAAGAAAAGATTGTGTTGCTGTTGTTTCTCCCCATAGAGCAAATGTCGTTGACCTAACAAATGCAACGACTCAAACTAATAATGTAATTAGATTCTTCAGTGCTTTGTCCTCTTCATCTTATGCAGTTTTTGATAGTGGTTATAAGTATACCTACGATAGATTCAACAATCTATTCAGATATATCCCATGTAATGCCGACATTGCTGGTTTGATGATGAGAACAAACATCAATTCTTATCCTTGGTATTCGCCTGCAGGTCAGCAAAGAGGTGTTCTGAATAATGCAATCAAACTTGCATATAATCCTTCTAAGGATCAAAGAGATCTACTTTATACTGCAAGAGTTAATGCTATCATCAGTCAACCTGGAATTGGCATTTACCTCTTTGGAGATAAGACTGCTCTAGGATATGCATCTGCATTTGATAGAATCAACGTTCGTCGTCTGTTCCTGACAATTGAACAAGCACTTGAGAAAGCATCTCAAGCACAACTCTTTGAACTCAACGATCAGATTACAAGAGCAAACTTTGTAAACATCGTTGAACCATACTTAAGAGATGTTCAAGCAAAGAGAGGTCTATATGACTTCTTGGTAATTTGCGATGAGACTAATAACACTCCAGATGTAATTGATAATAATGAATTTAGAGCTGACATCTTCCTAAAGCCAACAAAATCCATTAACTATGTAACTCTAACGTTCGTTGCTACACGAACAGGCATTAGTTTTGAAGAAGTAGCAGGTAGAGTTTAATTAATTTTATAATAACCACATAAGGAGGAACTAAAAATGTCTAGTCTCAGAACAATCACAGGATTCAAAGAAAGACTTGCCGGTGGTGGCGCAAGACCCAATCTATTTGAGGTTGAAATCCCCTCTTTCCCAGCACCTATCACCAATCTATGGAAAGCAGGTGCTGGTCAAGAAATCGACACCTTCAAGTTTCTATGTAAGGCAGCAGCACTTCCAGCATCAAACGTTGCACCAATCGATGTTCCTTTTAGAGGACGTATTTTAAAGGTTGCTGGCGACAGAACATTTGATACTTGGAACATTACAATTATCAACGATGAAGATTTCAAACTGAGATCTGCATTTGAACTTTGGATGAATAATATCAGCAAACTGGATAATAACAGTGGTGCCACTAATCCAAGTTCTTATATGACTGATGCTTATGTTCATCAACTTGGAAGAGGTTATGATAAGGGCAGATTCTCCACTACAAATAACGGCGGAAATGATGCAACATTAGAAACCAATATTACTCCATTAAGAACCTATAAGTTCCATAGTATCTTCCCAACAAACGTTGGTCCAATTGATCTTTCATATGATTCTTCAGATACTATTGAAGAGTACAGTGTAGAATTCCAAGTTCAATACTGGACTGCCGGAAAGGGTGCGAATAAGAATGACGCAACCAACGTTTTAATTAGTTGATAAATATTAAAATAAAGACCAATCAAATAAATTATGGCAAGACTATTTGGATTCTCTATTGAGGATAACGAACCACTATCTCCAAGTACGGTCAGTCCTGTTCCTCCAAACAACGAGGACTCTTCTGACCATTATTTGAGTAGTGGTTTTTTTGGTTCGTATGTTGATATTGAAGGAGTCTATAGAACAGAATTTGATCTAATCAAAAGATATCGTGAAATGGCACTTCATCCAGAATGCGATAGTGCCATTGAAGATATTGTGAATGAAGCAATTGTATCCGATACAAATGATACACCTGTAGAAATTGAACTTTCAAATCTTAATGCAAGTGATGGTATTAAGAAAAAAATTAGGCAAGAGTTTAGATATATTCTTTCACTTTTAGATTTTACTAGAAAATCTCACGAAATTTATAGAAATTGGTATGTAGATGGTAGACTATATTACCATAAAATAATTGATTTAAAAAATCCTCACGAAGGAATTCAAGAACTTCGTTATATCGATCCCATGAAGATGAGGTATGTTAGACAACAGAAAAAAAGCGAAAAAGATAAGTATAGAATAGCAAATATTAATTCAGACAATCCAATGGATTTTGAATTTCCTCAAATTGAGGAATACTTTGTTTATAGTCCAAAATTGACTTATCCAACTGGGAACCCATCTTCGATGGGAGGATCTCAGGGAATTAAAATGTCCAAAGATTCCATTACTTATTGTACTTCTGGACTCGTAGATAGAAATAAAGGATCTACTCTTTCATATCTTCACAAAGCAATCAAGTCTCTTAATCAACTAAGAATGATTGAAGACTCTCTTGTTATCTATCGTTTGTCTCGTGCTCCCGAACGTAGAATTTTCTATATTGATGTAGGCAATCTACCAAAGGTAAAGGCAGAACAATATCTACGTGATGTTATGATGCGTTATCGCAATAAACTTGTATATGATGCAAATACTGGTGAGATTCGTGACGATAAAAAGTTCATGGCAATGCTTGAGGATTTCTGGTTGCCAAGAAGAGA